GGTTTGACTGTTACTGGCTACGTCAGTGCAGCCAATACCGTTAAATTCCGTATCCAAAACGAATCGGAAGCAACTGTCGATCTAGCATCGTCAACCTTGCGCATCGTTGTGGCACGTTCTTTGGCGTAATAATCGGGGGCTTCGGCCCCTGATTTTTAAAGGGTTTTATGGCTATTTTTAGATGCTTACAAAGCGGTCAAACTGTTGAATTTACGCAACAGCACGACATCGACAGCATGAAAGGCCATGCGGGGTATGAGTGCATTGATGCGCCTGAGACTTCGGGCGATAATGACGAACATTTGGTAATTATGCGGCCACCAGAGGCGCAGAAACGGCTTGGAAGGCCAAGGAAAACCGGTCATGTCGGACATTGATTTGCGTGAATTTGGCAAGCTGGAAGCTCAAGTTGAAACACTTCAAGTTGAGGTTACTGCCTTGCGTGAGGACGTTAAAACCCTGTTGGCGATGGCCAATAAGTCTAAAGGCGGCTTTTGGGTCGGCATGGCCATTGCGTCAGCCATTAGCGGTATTTCGGCATTTGTCCTAGATCGGGTTTTCTTTAAATGAAAGACGGTCTATTAACCGGCAAAACCTGCCCCATTGCAACGCAGGATGTATCGGTCAATTTAAAGAACCGAAACCATGCGTTTAAAGAATACGGTTATGGCCCACCTAATCCAGATGAAGCCAATACGGCTTTCTGGATGAAAAAGGCCACGATGTACAACGCTCCAACCAATACCGTCAAAGGTATGAGATGCGGCAATTGCGCGGCGTTTATTCAAACACCCAAGATGATGGAATGTATTGTTGGCGGTTTGGAGAAAGACGAAAACGAAGATGAATTGTCGTATGACGAAGAATTTGTCGCGGCAGCCGATCTAGGCTATTGCGATCTGTTCCAATTTACCTGCGCAGCGGCTCGCACTTGTGATGCGTGGAAAGGTGGCGGCCCTATCACTAAGGGCTAAGATGAAAAATTTTAGCAAAGGCAAATAATGTCAACATTTCAGTTAGACCCTAATCAAGTGGCTTTCGGTGTGCCAGCTGTGGGCACAACCCAAATATTTTCTGTGACCAACTCTAGTGTTCAATCAGCCGCCTTTGGTGCATCCACAACGATGGTTCGTTTATCTTGCTCTTTAGGACATTGCCATTTTCAAATTGGCACAAATCCAACAGCAAGCCTAACAACTTCACCCATGATGCCTAACAACTTTTCTGAGCTTGTTAGGGTAAATCCTGGGGAAAAGATTGCTGTTATTAAAGATGCAACTGTAGCGGCATCAACATTTTCAGTAACGGAGTTAATATGAAAAAATCAACTACGGCCCAAAAGAAAATGGGCAAAGTCATGGGTGAATACAAAGCAGGTTCTTTGCATTCAGGCAAGGGCGGCCCTGTAGTCACAAATCGCAAGCAAGCCGTGGCCATCGCCATGAGCGAGGCAAAGATGCCTATGCGTGGCCAAAGAACGGCTAAAAACAAGGCCAAAAAGACGTAGTTTTCTCTATAATAGGGGCGAAGGCTTCTTCCCACGGGGGATAGGCAAAAGCTGGCTCTGTGTAAGGTTGCGGGGAAGCAATGACCTATCTTGAAATTGTAAATTCTATTTTGGTGCGACTGCGCGAGCCGACGGTGTCAACTGTCGCTCTGAGTTCGTACTCTAGCCTTATCGGTAAGTTTGTTAATGACGCCAAGCGCCAAGTCGAGGACGCCTACGATTGGAATGCTCTCGGCCAAGAAATAACGCTTACTACCGCATCCGGCACGTATGTCTATTCGTTGACCGGCGCTGGTCAAAAGTTTCGTGTATCTAGTGATCCACTAAATACCACCAGTAATGTCGTCATGCGAAATATCAGCGTGTCCGACATGCGTCAAAAGCAAAACTTCACACCGATTGTCACCAACATCCCAGCGCAATATTGCTTTGAGGGCGTTGACGGTAATGGTGATGCTCAAGTTCAATTGTATGGCCGCCCTGATGGCGTCTATACCATCAAATTCTTTTTGACCATCCCACAAGCGGTATTGTCATCGGACGGCACATCGGTGTTAGTGCCTGACGTATTGGTCGAGCAAAATGCGTATGCCAGAGCGTTGGTTGAGCGCGGCGAAGATGGTGGCTTGTCGTCGTCGGAAGCCTACAACTTGTACCGCTCCATGTTGGCTGACTACATTTCGTTGGAAGCTACGCGCTTCCCTGAAACGCAGGAGTTTGTTTCCGTATGAGCCAAGAGCTTGAACGATTTAGCATTAGCGCACCAGGCTTTTACGGCCTGAATACGCAAGACTCGCCACTAGATTTGGCGGCTGGATTTGCGTTGACTGCGACCAACTGCATTTTGGACAAGTACGGTCGGATGGGCGCTCGCAAAGGCTGGACGAAAGTTAATACCAGTTCAGGGAATTTAGGCGCTAATGATATTGGCGTCATTCACGAATTGGTGCGTACCGATGGATCGGTAACCACTTTATTTGCTGGAAACAATAAGTTATTCAAATTAAGCGGCACGACAGTTACTGAGCTGACCTATGGGGGTGGTGGTACAGCGCCCACTATTACGGCTAGTAATTGGCAGTGCGCATCACTCAATGGAATAACGTATTTTTTTCAATTGGGATACGACCCATTAATTTATGACCCAGCAGTTAGCACAACAACCTATCGTCGAGTAAGTGAAAAGTCGGGTTATGCCGGTACAGTGCCGCAAGGAAATATCTGCATATCAGCGTATGGCCGTTTGTGGATTGCTGGCAGCGCAACAGATAAAACAACGCTGACGTTTTCTGATTTGATTGCTGGCCACATTTATACCGGCGGCACGGCTGGCACGTTGAATGTTAATAACGTGTGGGCAAACGGCGCGGATGAAATTACCGGCCTAGCAGCGCACAATGGCTTTTTGTTTATCTTTGGTAAGCGCCAGATTTTGGTATACCAAGGCGCAACAACGCCTAGCACGATGTCCCTGTATGACACCGTGGTAGGTATTGGTTGCCAATGGCGTGATTCGATTCAAAGCACCAATACGGATGTGGTATTTTTATCCAACAGCGGTGTGCGATCAGTGCTGCGAACCATTCAGGAAAAGTCAGCACCATTTCGTGACTTGAGTAAGAATGTTCGCAATGACTTAATGCAATTGGTTTCTGGCGAAACCGCAGCAAATATTAAAGCGGTCTATTCAGAAGTTGATGCGTTCTATTTGCTGACGTTCCCAACCGCTGGCCAAGTGTATGTGTTTGATACGCGCAGCATCATGCAAGATGGGTCGGCTAGGATAACAACGTGGAACAACATTGACCCAACGGCGGTATATGCGTTGCGCAATGGTGATTTGTTGATTGGCAAAAATGGGTATATTGGAAAATATACGGGCTATCTCGATGATACTGTTACCTATCGAATGTCGTATTACACCAATCACGCCGATTTGGGTGATGTGACCATTACGTCGATAGTAAAGCGAATATCAATTGTAGTAATTGGCGGCTCTGACCAAGTAGTAACGATTAAATGGGGTTACGATTTTTCTGAAAACTATTTGTCGGAAAATATCTCTATCCCAACGCAAGGCATTTCCGAATACGGCGTTGCTGAATATGGCGCTAACGGTGTACCGGTTGCGCAATACGCTGGTGGTATTGTGATCCAAACGCTGTTTTCTCAAGCGACCGGCTCTGGCAAAGTTGTGCAAACAGGCTATGAGGCCGAAGTAAATGGTTTTGAATTATCGATTCAAAAGATTGAAATTTTGGCCAAACGTGGCCGTATAAGTTAAGGGGCGGCGCATGTCTGACTATACCAAATCAACCGACTTTGCATCTAAGGATTCATTGCCCTCGGGCAATGCCGGAAAGATTGTCAAAGGTACGGAGATTGACACAGAATTTAACAATATCGCTATTGCTGTTGCGACTAAAGCTGACTTAGCTTCTCCAGGCTTTTCTGGTAGCCCAACAGCACCGACGCAATCAAGTGGCGACAATACATCTAAGTTGGCTACAACAAGTTTTGTTACCGCAGCCATTACGGCAGGTATTGCATCATCTATCGCCGCTGCGTATCCAGTTGGGTCAATTTATACTAATGCGGCAGTTAGCACTAACCCAGCAACATTATTGGGTTTTGGTACTTGGTCAGCATTTGGCGCTGGCCGTGTCATGGTGGGTTTAGATGCTGGCAATGCTGCGTTTGATACAGCGCAAGAAACTGGCGGCTCTGCCGATGCTATTACTGTTAGCCATACTCATACTGCTACAACCAATACTACTGGCGCTCACCGTCATGGATTAAATAACAACGGCGGCGTTATAAAAGTTCTTGGCACAGAAACCGCAAAAGTTTCTGGTATTACTCATGCAGGAAGTGAAAATTTTGTAACTAGCTTTAATGGCTTTAACATCATGGAAGAAGTTGGAAATCATAGCCACTCATTTACAACTGATTCAGCAGGTGCATCAGGTACTAACGCTAACTTGCAACCGTACATCGTAGTTTATATGTGGCGCAGAACGGCATGAGCGCGGTACTTAAAGATGTTGGCGGTGATGTTACTCACCACTTTTCAGATGGCTTGTACGCCAAAGAAGCGTTTGTTCCCGCTGGCACGGCCATCATGAAGCACACGCACAACTTTAGCCATCTATCTATTTTGGCTAAAGGGCGTGTTGCAGTAATGAAAGGTGAAGTCATCGAAATTATTGACGCGCCAGCATGTATTGAGATTAAAGCAAATGTGATTCATGGCATTAAGGCCATGAGTGATTGTGTCTGGTTTTGTATCCATGCGACGGATGAAAAAGACCCGTCTAAAGTGGATGAGATTTTAATAGGGGAATAGTATGCCAATGGCCTTTGTTGCTGCCGGAGCAAATTTGCTCGGTGGATATTTGCAGGGTAGATCGGCTGTAAGCGCCGCTGAAAAATCAGCCGACGCGCAAAAAGAAGCCGCACGAATTGCCGCTGAAGAATCCCGCTTTAGGCCGGTTGGCGTTACTACGCGATTCGGCACTAGCCAATTTACTACTGGCCCTGATGGCCGTGTAAGCGGTGCTGGCTATACGCTATCGCCTGAACTGCGGTCATATCAAGATCGTTTGATGGCGCTTAGTAACCAAGGCTTGGCGCAAGCTGAATCGGCTCAAGGCATGTATCAGCCGTTAACTGGTGCGGCTACTAGCCTGTTTGATTTAGGCAACCAATACATAGGGCAAAACCCTAACGAAGTAACGGCTCGGTATATGCAAAAGCAACAGGACTTGCTTGCGCCGAGTCGTGAACGTCAATATGCCTTACTACAGAATCAACTGTATAACACCGGTCGTGGTGGGTTATCTGTTGGTGCTACTGGTATTCGCCCAAGTGGCGGTGTTGGTCTTAGCGCAAGTAATCCTGAACTGGAAGCATATTACAACGCGATAGCACAGCAAGACCTTGCATTAGCTGGCCAAGCTCAACAAGAAGGACAGCGCGAATTAGCCTTTGGCACAGGTTTGTTTGGTCAAGGCGCTGGATTGTTAGGTCAGTATCAAGCAGGTCAAGTAAGTGCGTTAAATCCATTTACAACATATCTAGGCGGCGCTGGAACGATTGAAAGTTTAGGCCAGCAGCCATTAGATATTGGCGCATCATTAGGCGGCCGAAATGTTAACCAATCTGGCGCACAAGCATTGTTGCAAGGTGGAATAGGCGCTGCACAAACTATGCAGCAAGCTAATGCTTATAGCCCGTTTGGTACAGCATTAATGGGCGGCGCTAACGCTTTTGGCGCATACCAAAACCAACAACGGCAAGATCAACAATTTGAACGATTATTTGGTAATACCGGAAATTATAGCGGCGCTCCACGAACCGGCGACGCTAGTAGCTGGAATTCATTTCAAGACCTTGGATCAGTTGGGAATTACTAGGAGCAATCATGGCAAGCGAAATTTTAGGGCTGTTTACATCGCCAGAAGAATATCAAATGAGGCAGCAACAAGCGCAGCAGCAAGGGCTGCAAAATCGCGCGCTTCAGTTTGCTCAACTTAATCCGTTTGAGAAAGCTAATTACGGCATTTTTCAAGGCGCTGGCCAATTAGGCCAAGCGGCGGGTAGTTTATTTGGTGTGCAAGACCCGCAGTTGCGCAAAATTACTATGCGCCAGCAAATGATATCCGGCACAAGCCCAACGGGCAGCAATTTACCTGCGCTTGATTTTACTGATCCAGTAGCGCTTAGACGCGCCTCCGCATTTGCTTTACAACAAAATCGCGATCCTGAATTTGCTGAGTTTTTAGCGAAGAAAGCGGAAGAAGTACAATTAAATCAAGCAACTATAACTGCTAAATTACGCGAGAAACCTGCGAATGTAGCTGCATCAGTTCAAGCTGCTGAAGCGCGCGCTGACGCAATGCGAAATATTGATCGTTTAAAGAAAGCGCAAAAAGAAAACCCAACTCCTGAGGGCGCTGATGAAATAGCTTACTATGAAAATATTGTAAAAGCGTTACCTATCGACGCAGGTGCTAAACCTATCGATAAAATAGAAATAAATAAACAATTAAATACCCTTAGAAAAGCTTTGCGCGAGCTTCCCGAAGGCCCATCACCACAAAGAGAAGATTTACAAGCTGAAATTGATTTCTTGAGCGGCGCTAAAGAAAACAAGCCAAGCATTAATAAAGTTGGTACTGCTATTGGCTCAAATAAACCGGTTTTCTTAGATGAAAATGAAAATCAACTGTTTATTTATGAGATGGGCGCAGACGGTAAACAAAAGCGTGTCTTATACACCGGTGGCGTTGACCAAACTACAACTAAAATTAGCCAATCTGTTAGTCAAAAAGGTGAAACAGCTTTTGTAGAAAAACTTGGGGCGTTGGACGCTAAAGATGTATCTGATGCTAGAGGCCTAAGAGATAACTCTATCGCGGCGCTTAGTACATTAAATGATTTAGCTAAATTAAACGAACAAGACCTCTATACTGGAACGTATGCCAAAGGACGAGTAGGCGCAGCTAATTTGTTAAATACGTTGGGGCTTGCAAGTCCTAAAGACCAAGCAACATTAGCTGCTTCAGAAAATTACCAAAAAACTTCTGGAGACCTTATATTAAAAACGCTTGGCGGCCGTTTAGGTGCTGGTTTCTCTAACGAAGATCGTAAGTTTATTGAAGGGTTAGTACCGCAGCTTGAAAACAGCGCACAAGCGCGGCGTGCGTTGATTGAGCGTATGCAACGAGTAAATGAAAAAATAATAAAAGAAACTACGCGTTTAGAAGAATACGCTAGAGCAAATAATGGGCTAAAAGGGTTTAAGGCCGATATACCTCTAATATACGCGCCTAAAACTGAGATACAAAGAATGTCAGACGCCGAACTAAAAGCTGCAATAGCGCGTAAAAAAGCTCAAGGAAAATAACTATGGCTACTCTTGAAGAATTAGAAGCAGAACTTCGTAGCCGTGGAGAAACTGTTTCTACTGAATCAGTTATGGATGGTGGCACTCCAACTAGAGGTGAGTTTTCTAAATTTGCTGAATCGCTTACAAAAGGCACTGGTAAAGGCATAGCCAGTTTGCTTGGTGGTTGGGGTAATCTGTATGACTACCTTAAAGAAAGCAAAGACCCAAGCAGATTTTCTACAACAGGAATTGCTAAAGGCATTAAAGACAAAACTGGCATAGATATCTTAACTATCCCAGGCTATCGCGGCGCGTATGAGTTTGGTGAAACAGGCGCGCCAGCGGCAGCGTTAACTGCGGTGGGCGTGCCGGGTTTATTTAAGCGCACTATCCCCGGCGTTGTTGCGGAAGGTACTGTTGCAGGTACAACTGGCTTAATAAGCCGAAGTGTTGCGCCCGATAGTCCATTAGCACAACTTGCTATTCAAATGCTGCCGTACGGTTCAAAACTTGGCGCAAAAGTAGCTGAACAACGCATTACCCGCCCTGAAGGAACATTCCCATCACCGGCTCAAATAGATGAACTATTGCGCGTTGGTCGTTTAACGCCAGGCGAAGCTACGCTATTGCGTCAACAGTTAGCTACGGAAGCACGCGTAGAAGCATCGCCAGAATCTGGCGCTATACCTTTTAGACGCGCGCAAGCAAGAGATGTTGAAGGGTTTTTAACTAGTCTTTTTGACCGCGCTGCGGGTAAAACACTAACCCCAGGCGAAACTACTACAGCCGCTTTTGACGCATTTAAAAACTACGGTAAATCGTTGTCGTCAAAACTACGTTCAGACGCCAACAAAGATTTTAACGCAGCTAAACGCGCTGGTGGTTCTGTAGATACATCACCAATTCTTGCGACTGTTGATGCGCAATTATCGGGTTTGCCTCCTGAAGCGCCTGGGCTAGCTAATTTACGTGGGTCGTTACAGCGTATACGCGATGAATACACGCTATTAGACCCGCAAGGAAATCCGGCCGGCGCGGCCAGTATAGATATTGGACGTTTACAGAAAAATTTGTCTGCTTGGGGTGATGCCGCTTATTCTGGTTCGGCAGATTTTGGTAAAGGTAATATTTTTGAGGGTGTTGCGCCTGGTCAAGCTAAAGGTATTGCGCTAACAGTTCTTAAAGGTTTTCGCCAATCATTAGATGACGCTATCGCTAATAAAGTACCTGGCGCAGATAAACTAAAAGACGCTCGCGATAAGTTTGCGCAAAACATACAGCAGATTGAAGAGTTTTCAAACCGCCCGTTAACTAAAGCATTTGATGTACAAAATGTTAGTGAGTTAGTGCCTGAAACAGTCATGCAAAAACTAAAAACTTTGCCTGATTCTCAACGTCAAATATTAATTGACGTTATGCAAGCGCATCCTAATCCACAAGTAACTGAAGTGTTAAATACGATACGCCGCTCACAACTAGAAGACGTATTGTCGGCTGGCCGTAGAGGCGCGTCTGGTGCATCAGCATTAGCGCCGGAATTTGCTATTGACAAGGCTTTAGCAACAATGAATAAAAAAGGCGATTTAGGCCAATTATTTCCTAACCCTAAAGACCTTGGTGATGCGCGGTTAGCTATGCAATGGATGAAGCGCGTTTTAACTAAAGAGTCGGCTTCGGCGCCAGGCGGCGTCAGTGGTGGTGCTGTTTTTGGTGGTGCCAGAACCGCAGGTGTAGGCTATGGTGGATCAGTAATACTGCGCGAAGCGGCTGCGTTATTGCGTGAGGTTATTGCTAGTCCTGAAGCGTTTTCAAACATTATCTTTAGCCCTGAAAATCGTAAAGTGCTAATGGATTTATCAACTAAGAAAACGCTTACGCAAAAAGGTTTAGATTCGCTATATAACATTACTAAAGTAGGCGCGATAGGCGGCGTTCGCGCTGGCCCAATGATGGACACAACATTCCCCGACATGATGCGGTCATTGCCTACGCAAGAATCTGTTGCTGGCCCAACTTTAGAAGAGTTGGAAGCAGAACTAAAAACGCGCGAAGCAGAGTAAATGCCCTTCGCGCTGATCGCAGCGGCTAATACGGCCATTGCGGCAGCAAAAGCCGGCTGCAAACTTTATAAGGATATAAAGAATGCGGCCGGTGATGTAAGAGAAGTATTGGATGATCTGAAATCGCAGTTCAGTAAGATTCAGAATCCAACGAATGAGCAAAAGATTCAGTTCAATGAAGAAGTTCAAAAGGTTCAGAAGATAGCAAAGACTGACCCAAATGATGCGCTAGGTGACATAGGCGAGCATTTAGGTAAGTTCTTAGATGCGTTTGATACGATTGAAAAACTCTTTTTGCAGGAAGAACGTGACTCAAAAAAAGTATACAAGGGCGAAGAATCTATCGGTCGGCGAGCATTGCGGCGCGTGTTGATACGCAGTCGATTAAATAGCATGTACGCCGACATTCGCACCGAAATGACATACAACGCACCGGCTGAGTTGGGCGATTTGTATACGCGCTTTGAAAAGATGTGGGGCCAGATTCAAGAGGAGCAACGAATAGCTAATGCTGAGGAGTTGCGAGCAATACAGATGACCGCAGCAAAACGACGGCGAGCTATTAGAAAGATCAAGGAAAATGCGACATGGTTTGGCGCGGTTCTGTTCGTGACCCTATGGTTAATAAGCCTCCTACTACTGATAAGGATGAGCAAGACAATATCCCTTGGGTATTATTGATTTGCTT